CCGCGACGCCGCCGAGGTTGGTCTCGGATACGTTGTTGTTGTACCAGCCCAGGCCAGGCTCGATGACGAGAGACAGAGCCGCAGGAGACGCGGCTCGAACGCGAAAACCGTTGCCGTGAAAACCAGCGGTAAGAGGGGCCACCAGGGGGAGCGTCTGTAGATCCTGCGCGTTCCCAAACTCTCGGTGAGCGAAAATCGACTGCATCGCAAAACGCAGAGCGAGGTCGGCATCGGCTGACATTACATTGAGATCGCTCGACAGCGGGCGCTCTCGTGGATTTACGATTTCTCGGTCAAACGGATTATTCGCCAAGACGATTCTCCACAGAAATTACCCTACGTTCAGTGTTCACGGTCAGCATATTACTCCCCTCGAAGTTCAATGGCGAAGAAAACACCGCCTGCCTTGATGCGGTCTAGTAAATCGTACAGCCCCATGTAGACGCCCTGCTTGGCTAAGTCGAACCCGTCATACCCGCCCTGTTGGATTGGCGTCGTCGTCAGTACGTCAAAGGCGCTAAGAGCACGCAACCCACCTGTGTCCGGGCTGATTGCCATCGGTCCCGCTGCCGTATCGTCGAACGCCATCCCGACATCGCTAATGGCTCCGATGTTGGGGACCACAACGATGAATGCGCCCCGGAAGTCCTCCTCACCGAACCAACGATTGCGAAAGATGTTGATGTCGCGCGGGTCGTCGAAGCAGAAAATGTTGTCGATGCCATCCCAGCACGTCTGGTACTCAGGGCTCCAGGTCTCGATGAAGTCGATGCCAGCGCCGATGCTGTAGCCGTAGAGCGCGAAGGCAGCGTTGATGGCTGCTCGAAGTGCGTTAGGGGTGACAGTTTCGGGCAGAGCGCGAATACGGTTCTTGTAGTCGGCGTCGGCTTCGCTGTTGCTTCGCGCGATGCCTCGGTCATCTCCAAGCCCATCCAACATCGGTGGGCGACCACCGCAGATGTCGAGCGGATTGGTGACGGTGAACGCTGGACTGCCGAAGAACCTGTCACCACTTGGGCTCAAGAACGCATCGAGGGTGTGGATCTCGCTAATTTCTCCCTCAAGTATTGTGGTGTCTGCTGCTACCCGCTCACCGATCGCGTTGAATGCCCAGTCTGGTCGAACGGCTGCTACCTGCACAGCCACCGGCCCTAAATTTCCCCCAGCAAAAACAGCTTCAGTCAACGTGACGTAGCGGCGTCCTCCGCTAGAGGTACCCACAACAGATCCGGTACGAATAGTGGTGTCCCCAGATGCGGCTGAAATACGGGAGAAATCGACGAAACCGTTGGACAACGTCGGACCAAACGACGACAAAATGTGAGCACCGCAGTCAAGCCGAGCGACAGCGAGACTAAGCCGTCTCCCGATCTCCGCGTATGCCTGAAGCACTTCATATCCCGGCCCAGGAGACTTGAGCGTCTCGAGATAGGACGGGGGGAAAAGACGTTCCCACAAATCGAGAAAATACTGTGCATCCTTGATGGCAGCCTGCGAGCAAGGCGCTGCCCCACATCCATCGGTACCGAACGGATACGCTAGTGTTACAGCCACAGTGTCACACCGTCACAAGCGGAAGACCCGTGCGAATGACCTGCAAAGGAGTAGGAATCACTGGCCCAGACGGACTAGCTACCTCTACCCCCGTGATGAACAATCCCTCGATCGGACGCATCCGTTCGCTGAGATCGACAGGGTTCCAAGTCGCGCCTGGCGCAAGCTCGTTAGTGTAGTTGACCGCCGCCGCGCGGGCACGCAACGTGGTCAGCGGTATATCCGCACCTGCATCAAACGAGAGACGCAAAACAACGGGCAAAAGCACCACAACGGCCACGATCACTTTTACTTCTATACCGAAGGCGCGTGTTTCCTCCAGCCCCACCAGCACCGTAGCAGCGAGCGCAGCCGCTTGTGCTTGGTATGTAGGGCTAGGCGACTCAGAAAAAGTAGCGAGCTGTTGGGTGAACTGATCCGACACAACAAGCTGCACCACACGGGCGGGGGCTCCTTCTGTATCTAGGATCTCGAACGCGGTTGCGCTTTCGACGCCGGGGACAGCAAGCGCGCCTTGCTCCAACGCCGACTTGGTGCCCTTGCGGGCGGTCGTGAAAAACGCGCGGGCTCGAGCGCGGAGACTTGTGTCGCTCTCTTCATCAGCAGCGCCTGCTGTAGCCAAAGCGTTGGTTACAACCAAATCGCCGGGAGACCCAGTGATAGCCGAAACGATGCTTGTGATCGTGCCGATCTTTGCTTGCTGGTCTATGCCGGCTAGTAGCGAGCGAACAATAGCCGCAACAGGTCCGGTAGAAGAAGCCAGAAACAGCACAGCCACTGTGACGGTGTACTGCACGCCTTCCGTCGTCTGCAAAATTGTACCGACGGGGACGGTGAAAGCGCCCGGATTAGCCACCGTCGTGGTGAACTGCACTTCGCCGAGAGCGGCAGCCGCCGCCTTTCGTGTCAGCCCGTAGCGGTCAAACACGAGACGGTCAAGAGCCGCGCCTGTGGCCGTGTCCAAAAACAGACTCGCTTCCACAAGCTGAAGCTGCCCGACCACTTCCTCCCCAACGGCCGCTGCTGCTGCCATGAGAATGTTTGCGTCGGTGCCGTCGCGCTCGACAACATCGCGCGAAAGCCGTGAATTATTACCGAGCGCGGAATCGCGGGCGATGCGAAAGAGCTGCGAAAACTGTGGGAGATCGGCCATCAGAAAGCTCCAGAGCTAGGTAGACTAAACGACTGCTCGAAATTTTCTCCGGTCGGACGCAGACGACCTCGGACAGTGAGTACGAGAATGCCAGTTGCTGAAAGTGTGAGGCTCGCATCTGCTTGCTCGATCTCGGGCTCCAGTGAAATCTGCTGGATCACTTCTTTGCGTAGCATCACAAGGTCACTCGACACCAGCGGTTCTTTGACAGCGAAGCCCAGACCATAATTAGGGAGATGAAAAAAGCTACCGCGTTGAGAGATGAGGCGTCTGAAAATTAGTTTTCGCACCAAAGCCGCGCCGGACACAAGCGCGTAGTCCCCGCCCGAAGTCATCACAAGCGTTCCGTCGACAAACGGATTAGAAATGTCCTGTGGAATTAGTTTTCGTTTGGCGAGCTGCGCTTCAGGAGTAGCTACATCAGACGCGATCAAGCCGATAAACGAAGCAGAGTACGGAGCTTCTATCAGTTCCCCCGTGTCTTTTCTAAGTGTTGTCGAAAGCACTTGGTGTGTCACCGACAGCGCCCCGAACGCTTCAACGACAGTGATGTCGAAAGTTGTTTCGTTCACCTCATCAATGCTGGCTACGGTGAAGACAAAACCTGTATCCAACCTAGTGACAGACCACGTTGCAGGGTTTAGAGCGTCCCCGATACCGGAAACAGAATTGTCTGCGGGAGGCACAGAGACAGTCACCCGCACCGTGCGGGTAGTGATGGCGAACGCTGATTGTACGCTCAACGGCCCGAGTAGGCCGCCGTAGAAACCAAGCCCCCAAGGGTCTAAGCCCCAACCAAGATTTGCCATCAGTCGCTCGCCTCGACCTTGGAGCTGCCCGTCTTGATGACTCCATCACTCATAACCACCGTCCCACCAGTCGGGGGCGGGATAGGTGGCGCTGCTCCAGGCGCTCGCCACGCGATAGCAGCTATCCCAAAACCACCTACGGTAAGATCGAGGAAGCCGCCGTCGACTTTGTCATCCTTACGTGCAACTGCCTTCGTAGCTTCTCCCGCCTCGCCCATCAGAATCTTGCCGCCGCCCGTGACCGCGATGCGAAGGTTGGTGCCGTCCTTGATGTGGATGCTCACGTCCGCGTCGTTGTCGGTTGCCGTGGCAGAAGGAGCGTCGGAAGCCGACCACATGCGTGCGACGATCACGCCGCCCTGATCTGGATCGGCATCTGGAAACGAGATGAGCACCTCGTCATCCTTCTCGAGCGGGGCGTAAAACCCGAACCCCGGCCCAGCGTAGAACGATCCCACACGCACGGTCTCTGGCTCCCCGGACGGTATTATGATCACGTCAGCGAACGCTCCCTCGTCAGTGAGGTGAAACGCCTCGACCACGGCCTCGCAGACCCAGCAGCGTGTGTCCATGCCAGGACGCGCGAGCGCGCGTCCGAGTAGCTGCGTATTTACGGATCTACCTTTCGAGCGGGCTGCCATTATTTGTTTCTCTCGATAGCTGCGTCTGAAGCAGCAATCTGTTCTTGTGTTCTGGCGACAGAGCTAACATCGGTGCTTTTCGGGTTAGCTGCCCCTTGCGGATTAGATCCTGCCACAGCGTCACGAGCTTCGACATAGTTTTGAAAGTCAAACGAGATAGAAATTCCGCTGTCCTTTGCCCACTCGAACCGAACGACGCTGACGCGAAAAAATGTCTGGAGCTGCAAAATGCCGCCGCGCGACTGCGCGACAATCACACGAGCCATGTCAGCGGCGATGTTGCGTGAGCCGAACTTCTGCTCGAGCGCCTTGACCTCTTCATCGAAGGTGTTGCGCCGCGAGTCCGTGTAGCTCGACACATTGGGGGCTTGCGACGATACGCTTCTGGTGTCTACAAGAATCTCGACAGCGTCACCGGGGCGAAGGCGCAACATATCCGGGTCGCGGTTGCCGCTCACGGGGTCGCTAGGATTAGTACCAAACGAAGCGAGGCTCTTGGTAGTAATCGACCCGCCCATCTCCCCACGCATGATCTCTTCGCGGATTGCCTTGGCTATCCCACGAAGCTGATCCTTGTCCGTGATTCCCTTGACTGGGAATCGCATGATCTCTTCTTGTGCATCTTGGCCGGACACACTAACTGACGTCTTGCTGGACGCAGCCACTTTACCAACTACCTTTTCACCCTTTTTCGATTTCTCTCCGCCCGATACGCCGCGAGCGCCTGCTGCCGCTGTTTTCTCCGGCCAACGGACGCGGATGTCCTTTGCCCCACGCTTCTTACTCCCCTGGTCAACTGACACGATCTCGATCGTGGGGCGCTTAATCCCGGTCAGCTTGCGGTCGAAGTTGTACTCGAGCACATCCCGGCCGTAGACCGAACGACGGACACCGAACCCAACACCCGTTTCAGTAGTGCGCTGGCTGCCTCCAGCAAACGGGGTCTTACGGATCACGCCGCTGAGAAAAGGATCGTCTCCCTGACGTTGCTGAAACAAGTCGAGAGAACGCCGAATGAAAAGACGATCCGCTTGGAAATACGGGATGCAGCCCACAAGAAAACAATACTTGGTGATGAGATCCCAGAAATTCAGTTTTTCCCCACCTTGGGGCTTAGACACAGCCGATCCGTCAGCTACTTTTTGACGCACCTTGGTGAACGGTGTGCTGCCTACTTTCGGCACCCCGTCGATAAAGTCGCCTTCTTGCAGATGAACGGTGAAGCCTCCGCGACCTTTGGGATTACCTTTTCCGTATGGATGCAAGCTGATGATCTGCTGCACCAGTTTGTCGATCGGCAAGCTCAGATCTAAACTCTTGAAGGCACGCACATCGATCTCGGTGTCGAGAAAAATAGATCGCATGTCGCGCCCCTCGAGCGACACGCGCGATCCAGCACCTGTGTGACTGACGTGCCACGAATCGACTTGGAACACACCAAGGAGGAAATCTTCTTTGCGTGCGTTCCCCGGCCCGATGGTGTTGAGGATTGAGCTGCGCGATCCGTCTGGCTCGACAGTCACCATCCCTGTAGAAAAATCGCTGGGGTCCACCGTGCCCATGTAGATCTCGACCGAGGCGGATCGCGCGAGCCGTGGGTCGATCGGAAGATCCGCGTACTCTATTTCCATCTTGAAAGAACCAGCCGCACGATATGCCGGCAGCTCCACCGAGCACGACAACGGCACACGGTTGAGGATAGAATTTAGTTTGTTTGCATCACTTCGGATGTCTGCGTTAAGCACCAGCGGGCTGTACACCGGCTTCGCGCCGGAGACAGGTACGTTGTTGATAGTCGACGCCGTCGAGCTGGTCTTGGATTCATCAACGCTGAAGGCTTCATCGAAACGCAAACGAATATGCGCTGTACAGCTCGGGTAATAGACGCTCATCTGTTACCCAGCGATTTTGGAATGAGCACGATCTGACCGGCAGACAACTCGCTTCCAAGCAACTCATTGAACGCCATGAGTGAGCGCCAGGAATCAGGAGAATCAAAATACGCGGTGGACACCGCGCGAAGATCATCGCCCGCTTTTGCGATGTACGTGCCCAACAAATCTGGATCGATGTTCTTGAGCATGTCGGAAAGCTGCTCGAGCGCCTGACGCTCTACCTCGGCTGCCTTGCGTCCGACGTCTGTCGCATACGCCTCCGCTCTGAGCTGGTCTCCGTAGCCTGGCACGGCATCAAAGAAGAACAGATCTGGAGGTGGGACCGAAGTGATCAAGGTCTTAATTTGGTCAGCGGAATCCGCCACGTTGCTGTAGATAGCCGTTAGTCTTCCTGCGATGGCGCTCGGGGTGTTCACGGCTTGCACGACGGTGGCGATCGTGTCAGTAACCTCGTCGGCGAAATCGCTTATTGCCTGACCTAGCGCATCGAGTGGACCCGAAAAAGCATTCAGTACATCGAACGGGTTGTTGGCAATCGCATCGGACATCTCGACAGAAATTTGATCCCACGACGCTTTGATGTTTCCAAGATCCTGCTGCCCAGAGAACACAGCCGGCGATGGTTGATCTCCTTGAGAAATCCAAGAGAACGTCATCTCCCATTCGAGATCTTGACGACGATGCCAGCTCTGCGTGAACTTCTGCAAGAATCCGACACGCACGATCTCGTCCCAACTCACCTTGATGAGCTGCCCCTTGCGCCGCACGTCGTCTACGAAGGTTGCCAACTGCATCACGTCGCTCGCTTGATTGCTGTTGCCGCGAGCATCCGAGATGGTAGCGATGGCTGTGAATTGGATCTGATTGCCGTCAGAAGAAGACTCTTTGACAAAAACGTCCTTCCACATTCCCTTGAAGGTGCTTTCATCTTCGCGTGCGCCGAACACCTGCGTCGTGGCGATCGGGCTGCCCGGATACCACGTAGACTCTAAACCCATCGTGCCAGAGAATACGATCGGCCCATACGGCAGCGCGCGCCCCGCAAGCTGGAGCGTGCGCTTCTCGCCCGTCAGCTCCTTGATGATAAAATTAGTGGGTGTGCCGAACGTGTCTGCCACTTTACGGCATTCCCAGAATCGGGCTTAGGCCCGACATGATCTTGCGCTCCCCGAGCGCCACGAGATCTTGGGTGAATGCGACGGCAATGCGATCAGGGTCGAAGCCTTCGGCGAAGGCTTGCTTGATGTTGAAGGTAGAACCACGGAAGTCATTCACGGGAGGCTTCGATATAGCTTTCTCCGCTATAGTCGTAGCTGTAGGAAAAACAATCGCGGCAATTTGCTCTGGTGTCATTGCCTCCGCAAGAGCCCGCGCAGCTTTCAGGGCAAACGCCATGTCTTTACTGGCAGCGTCGACACCGGACTTCATAAGCTGCTCACCGTACTGACCTATGTTGATCTTTCCTTCTTTGGAAACAACACCGAGACGCCCCATTGTGCGAACTACTGCCTCTTGAGAAGCCCCATACTGACCGCGAAGTTGCCCAAGGATGACGTCTTTATTCATCACGTTGCCCTTGGCCTTGATCTCAGATGCCTGCCATTCATCGATCTTTCCGGCAGCCCAATCAAGTGATTCATATAAAGCAACCAAACCCCCGATCACTAGTGGTCCCTTACCAACCATACCCACCAACATATTAGAGGCGGCTCCAACTTTTCCGCTGAAACCTGCTGCGCTGTTTATTTTCTCACCTAGCTTGTCAAAAGCCGTTCCGAGCCACGGAGCCTTCTGCTGACCTAAATTAGTGAACCCGTCGATCACATGCTCCATCGCTACTTTTTCAGCGGCAGCAACGCCGGCCGAAGCAGCACTCGCGCCGGCAGCGGCAGCAACGCCGGCCGAAGCAGCACTCGCGGCGGCAGCGGCAGCAACGCCCGCCGAAGCAGCGCCGCCCGCGCCGGCCCCGGCACCTCCGCTCATCGAAGAAAAAGCAGAAAGAAGCTGCGGAGCAAATTTGATTCCGGCGATGGCAATAGCTATCGCGCCGACGTGGTCTTTCATCAGGCTGGCAAGAGCCACCGCCTTCTCAAAGCCGACAGAGATCTTCTCACCCCACAACCGAGCGATCTCGAAAACGTGCTCCTTGTTTTCGCTGATGTACTTGAGCAGCTCTTGCGCTTTCTGGTTAAGCGTCTCCATCACAGGTTGACCGAGAATGCGGAAAAGCTGATCTGCCGTCGCGCGCAATCTACCAAACATCACGCTAGGATCTTCAAACAGCGCCTTGAACTGCGGTGCATTTTCATGCACGCGTTTAGCAATCTCCGCAAACATCGGCTCGACACCTTTTTTGCGTAGCTTGTCGAACTCTTTGGTCGTCATGCCGATGACCTTGAGCAATTCCTTGGGTGGTCTACCCCCGCCTGTCGCAAGAATGTTTCCGAACTGCTTGGCTTGAAAAGCAGCCATCTGCACGTTGCCCGTGACAGCCCCGAGCACCGGCACAAGATCTTCAGTGAAACCGAGCAGCTCTTTCTGCGTGAGCTTGGTGCGCTCGAGTGCGGGCAAGGCGATGGCTTTGTAGACGCCTGCGTAGACCTTCATCGGAGCGACACCGCGTGTCGCCATGTCTTCGATAGACTCGAAGGCTTCCTCACCGCGTTTCATGGAAGCGGCAAGAGCCTTACCGGGACCAGCATGTGCGAAACGATCGGACGCGATGTACGCGGCTGCGATGGTGCTGGTGACGTCGCGGGCAGCTTCGTCTACCTCGTAGAGCTTGTGCGCAAACGATTTGACGCCCATCCCTAAGCCAACAAAACCGAGCACCGGAACGAGCAGGCGCTCGAGCCCACCGTTTGCTTTCTGCGCTTGGTTTTGGAGAAACTGCATCTGGCTCGCCATGTTCTTCAGCGGCCCGCTCGCCTGGTCGGTGAGCGTGAATACTGTTTCTACTTTATGCTCCGCCACTTGGCTTATTCTCCTTCACCACAAGACTAGAGATCGCGTTGTTGAACCTACCGAGATCTGCGAGCGTCATCGAGAGCGCAACCGTCGCCGGTTGTTTTCCATATCTCCCCGCGTAAGCTATCGCATCCCACAACACGTCCACCATCCCTTGACGGGAACGGGCAAGCGGGAGTGCGACGGCTAAGATGCTTAACCCACCCGCATCTTCTCGCTGGCGAAAAAACTGGACTCTTCTTCCTCGCTCGCGGACGTCATCTTCGAGTAGGCCGTCACGAGCAGAGCGCGAAGGCGCGGGCTGATCACGTCCCACAGTTTGTCCACGTCTCCGTCTGCAAAATTGGCCGGCTTGTCGTCCAACTCAGCGATGGCGCGCTTGACTGCTTCGTACTGCGCCTTCATGAGATTGAAGCCTCCAACCTTGGACGCTTGAATCTCTTGCTCTGCGGTGAGCGGCTTCAGCCCGATCTTAGCCGGGATGCCTTCACCGCGAAGAGAGACAGGGATGGTGTATTGGTAAACTGGACGCAATGACATTTGGGTCTCCATGTTAGCTCGTGATCACTCGGAAGTCGGACGCGGCAAACTCAACCGTCACCGAGCCGTAGTCGGCACGGCTACCGAAGCTAATCGGAAATGACCCGAAGAAGCAGTCGTTGATCTGCACGCGCGGGCGTTGCCCGTTCGGGTAGTTCAGCGTGGTCTTGATGTTGATGCGCGTGTCCGGCTCCTTGCGCTTGGCGCGATTCACCACGTCAGCGAACAAGTCGAAGATGCTCTGGTTCTCGAAGTGGAGATCCATGCGCCCGGAGACCCCGTTGAAGATCTCATCGTAGCGGTTGGTCTTCTCCCCGAGATACCCTTGTTCGATGATGTCGGTCTTGACCGTCACCTCGAACGAACGCACGTCGGTGATCGAGTCAAGGGCTTGCCCCTTGCTCACGATCAGCACTTCAGTTTCTTGGCCCTTGATCCTTTGATCTGACATTTCTGTCTCCTGTCCTTTTAGTGATGCGCAAACATTAGCGCGTTAACGCTCGAGAGCGTGTGCATTTGAAAGATAGCGTGGTGCTCCCGTACTCAGAACGCCCCCCAAAACTAAGGGGTACTTCCTCGAACGAGCAGTCTAACAACAGCAGAATAAATCTGCTGCCATGGGGATAGCTGAAAGTCGATTTCACGTTAACGCGCGAGCCGGGAAGGCGTGTGCGTGAACGGGTATCCAGACCAGACAACGCGTTGAAAGAAGCCACATCGCTGTTGACCACCTCGATTTTTCCGCGAAAGCCTTTGTCAAAAGAGTCAAAGCGCGGAGCTATTTCCCCAACATACATCTCTTCAGTGACCTCGGACAAAGAGGACAACTCAAGCGACTTCACGGCCGTGATCACAGAGACAATCTCGCCGTTCTTGACGACCTGAATCTCGACGTCTTGGCCTTTGAGTCGGTTGTCCAACGATCCTCCAAATAAAAAGCGCGCGAGGGATCTTCATCCCATCGCGCGCCCTATTCCGCCTGTCTTGCGCGGTGCAGCGAGCTTCAATCTAAAACGATGCTACCAAGCGGGGCAGAGGTGTCAAGTCTTAGAGCGTGCTGGTGATGACCACACCCTCACCGATCTCGGCTTGGATGACGATGAAGTCGGCGGTCGCCAGCGTGCGCACACGGGTGATGAGCACGAAAATTCCCTTCGCCTCCAGCTCCGGTGTGTTACCTGATTTCGTATCGATCTCGTAGTTGTTGATCCGCTGCGCTGCCGGATTGTTTGGCGACAGTAGTTCATCCATGAAGTCTACCGTCTCGCCCGCCGCTGCATCTTTCAGCGAGTTGGTGAGAGGTAGCTTGGCGAACTGCACGAGGCGCTGCGCCAGAGAATCCTCGATGAAGTCTGCCATGCGGCGGCGGTTGATGTTCTTCTGCCCAGAGATGAGCGACGACGTCACACCGGATTGAAAAATTGGGCCGCTGGTGCGGTCGATGCGCAGACCACAGATGCCCTTGGCGCGCAGGTTGATGTAATCCGCCATCGTCAACGCCGACACACCGCGCTGAATGCCGAGCACGGGGGCGAGCACGCCGGGGACTGGAGGCGCTGCTTGTCCGGGGTTGCGCTCGGGAGGCAGGTTCGAGCACACAGCAGCAAGCCATCCGTTGCCGGGGACATCGACGATGCCGTCCAACGTGTTACCGCTTCCATCCGCCTTGGCGATGTTCACGTTGACCGCTTCAGGGATGTACGTCACCGCACCTGGCCACGAATAGAGCACGCGCTCATCCCGATTTGCGCCGACACCCGGAGCCGTATCAGCAATCACCACGGACGTATCCACAGAGGTCAGCGTCGGGGACACCACAGCCAAGCGCCCGACACCTAGCTCGGACGCCGTGAGCACATGCGACTTCATTTTGTTGTTGATGACTGCCGACGTGCGCGCCGTCAGCAAAATACTGACCTCGCGCTCGGGCAGCTCTTGCCCGAGAAAGGCGTCGATCGCGCTCGTGTAAAGGGCATCCGTCGAGGCGCTGTTGGCAGGGTTCACTCCTTGGATAGCCGCCGTGTACTCCAGACCAGGCGCGGTGGGGTGCGTGCGCAGCTTGAGCCCAGAGAGGGGATCCCAAGTCGTCTGCGTCGCAGCCGTCGGGGTGATGGTGGGCGACACCGTTGTCGCGTTGGCGATCGTGGCGTCGAGCGGGCGAGCCGGCACGACGTAAGACGCGGTGCTCGCAAGAGCGAATGCTCCGCCCGTGTCGGCGGTGCGCGCAACGTGAACACGGAACGGCTTCGCAGTTGTTGCAATCCAGTCCGTCTGGGTGAAGTTGGTCCCGTCCTGCTTCTCGATCGTCAACGTGGTGGCTCCGACAATCGCGGTGACGCGATAGGTTCCACCGTTGGTGATGCCGGCGACGGGGAGCAAGTTGGCGTGCGCAGCAGCAGCCGAACCAAGCTGTGCGCGAGCCAAGCCGGTGAAGCTCGTCGAGGTGATGCCGGTGTACGTCATGTACTCGGACTCGACCAGGATGACGCCCGTTGCCGGGAAACCAGCGGTCGAAACAACCGTCGCCGTCAGGTCGCCGATGAGCATCAGGACCGTAAGCGCAGTTGGCGATGGAGCAAGGCGGTCGAGGACAACAACGTCACCGACAGCAACGGCTGCCGTCACGAAGTCAGATCCAGCAGAGACTACGTTCTGCGTAGCTGCCGGAAGTCCAGTGGGGGTGGTCGCCATGTCGATGCCGGAGGCATACGCGGCGTCGTCGGTGAAGCCGAGACGCTTGGCGATGCGAGCGCGGCTCGCGCCGGATTTGAACTCGGTACCGGCCGTAAGAACAGCCGACTGCATCGTAACGATCGGTTCCGCGCTGATCAGGCTGACGTTGGTTGGAAGCTGACGAAACAAACGTGTGCCGAGCGCCGACGCGAGATTGACGGCTTGGAGGATGAGGCGCGAAAACTTCTTGTTCCGCACGGCGACAAAGCCGTTGCCCATCTCAGCGCCGAACTTGCCGAGCGTCGAATCGAAGCCACCCGTCTTGTTGATCATGTCCTGCGCAGACACGACCTCAACAGGCTTGTGCTTCGAGGAAATGCCGCCCGTTGACGACACGAGAATGGCGCTCGAAACGTCAGTGAACTCGCCGATGATTCCGGTGGTGCCGACGCCAACACCGTTGACTGCGCCGGGAGGCGGGAGATCGACGATGACCACGCCTTCGATGAGAGCGATTGTTTCTGCACCTGGAAAAAAACCATATCGACGCACGAATCCGGCCATAATATCAGCTCCTTAGCTCTCGTTGTTCAAGTAACACTTCAATCAGCGTTTTCGTGTGCTTCTTGAAATTACACGAGCGGCACGCTGGTACTATGTTCTCGATTTCATGTCTGCCCCCACGGGCTCGCTTAGACCTGCCCGGAAGCGCAGCAAGGATCTCCACCCACGGCGAACTCGAATAGAGTCGCCGAAGCGTCAATTCCTCTTCTTCCGTCCACGCATTCATTGGCTTGGTCCACATCCTAACAAATCCGCTTCCCTGCAACACCTTTTATGATGCCTGCGTCGGGAGATACTTCGGTCTTGGTCTTGATCCTCGCCAGCGGCAGCGTCATCAACCGCGTCACGGGGACGTTCGCGCGTAGCATGAAGTCGGCCCCACGAAGACGCTGCATAGCAACCTCCGACCCATCCGTGTAGCTCATCGACTTCATCTCGTAGGACGCGCGCTGATTGAAATAGTGAGGCAGCTCCAGCAATATCCCGTAGCGCCAGTCGAGCGGGGACAGCCCCAGCTCGAGCATCGAGCACAAGCTGCTGCGTGCTTCTGGGTCGGCCGCACGCAGCTCGATCACGAGGTCAATACCAAACTCACACGGAGACACGACATACCGATTATCTGGAGCACCCAGTTGGTTGTCGCTTTGCACCATCGGAGTGAGCTTGGAATCTCCGTACTCACCAGAACCCTCAGCACGCACGCAGGCGCTGGGGTACACCGCTTCTTCTTCGGCCTCCGGCCACGTATCGAACACGCGCTCTAAACGAAGAAATCGTCCCCCGTAGTCTTGCCACTCCAGCGTAGAAAGATATTCAGCGAGCCCGCGCGTGAGCGCGGTGCGCGCGTCTGTCTCTTGGTTCGCCGTGAACGAGCGAAGGTCATCCGCCCGTGTGATGAGGCGCGTGCCTACGTCGGAAGGAGCAAAACTTTGTGGTAGTTTTCCACTCATAGTTGACGGTTCAGCTCTTTATCGAGCGCGCTGCAGATCTCCGCCTCAAGATTGTAAGCGATGCGATCGTTGGCCCGCGCGAGAATGTGTTTACCCTTGATGCCGCGTTTACCGATAGCGCGTGCGACGATGAAAGCCAATCCCGGCGCTTCGTCTTTACGAACCTTGCGCGCTTTTGCGACGCCTTTTTTCGTGATGTACTCCACGTTCAGATGACGTCTGACCCATGCCTCGAGCGCGGCCGGAGGCGGCATTTTTTCTCCCGCGCGCCTTCCGTCCTCGATCACTCCGGCATACTTGACCGGATTGTAGATGATGATGCTTCGGTCGCTGACCGAGAAACGCCAGCCGCGCGCATAGGCGCTGCGATCCAACGCCTCACGCATCGAAGTATTCTGTAACTCCGCTACGCCGCGATAAGCGCCGAGCTTGGCCCCCTTCAACACGGTAGGCCAAAAATTTTTAGCGAGGCGTCGATGCCATTCCGCAGCGCCTGCGATCGTCATTTTGTAGGTAGCCATCAGTGAAGATCTCCGTTGCGTCCACGATCAGCACGGGCGCGCTCGAGCTTCAAGTTCCACTGAAACTGACCTGCGAAGAACATAGGTGCCGCAGACATGAAGAAGCGACGACGATCACCTTCCCCGCCGACACAAGCCGGAGGAAATTCGATTTCGTAGTAGAACTGTTCATCGATCGACGGCGGGCGTCCCTCGGAATCGTGGCCGCGCAGGAAATCTTCTGTGTACGACCCGCTCACTTCGGACACCAAAATTGATCCGAACTCGTCGAGCCCGAGCGGGGTCACGATCTCAGACAACGCACCCATGTCAGAAATCTTTGGTGTGGGTAAAATGGTGATCGGATTTTCTACCAAAGACTCAACACCTACGCCCCTCTTACCCCCGGACCATCGCGTGCGAACCAACGACACGACGTATGGGCGAAGTCCGAACTGCGTGTAGAGATCACGAATGCTGTCGACAGCCGGAATTAGAGAGCGTGTCAACGTGCTGCACAGCGGCGTTCCAACAGCGAGTGCTGACTTGATCGCGGGCGGTGTTGGTTGTTTTCCAACGGAAGGAACTGGTTTTGAGTATGGAAAATCCTTGTCGCACGAACCTCCGCACGACCCAGTCGATCCGCAACGCCCGATGCAGGCCACTCGCGCCTACCCGCTCACCGGAACATTGCCCCCGCGAGACGGCCCCCGCCCACGGTAGCGGTTTGAATAGGCATAGAAAGGCACCATCAGAAGATCGGCGAGCCGCCCACCCCATCGGAAATACTCATCCTCGAGCAGATCCGGTTCTTTCTCACGCATTCGTATCTCACCGAGCGACTCCGCAGCGAGGCGTGTTTGAGCAGAAACCAATCGACACTCGACCTCTTCGAGAATGCCGATGATCTGACGAACTTTAGGAATGGCTTCGTCAATCAAGTTAGTCATCGCCTGCTCGACGAGAAAAAGCGTTTGAATAGGGCGCGACAAACCGAACTGCAACGACGCAGCCGAGTTTACCAGCCCGTAACCGAGGTGGTACTTCACGCGTGCGCGTTCATCTGGTGTCAAAATCAACGGCACGAGACACCCCCTCTAATTAGGAAAGCAGCTCAAGCTCGATGCCGGCCTCGATGAGCTTCGCAATTCCGCTTGGCCCACCGTATCCAGATTCATCGATCTCTGAGCCAACCAACATCGTCACCAAACACCCAGACCAGGCGAGCGTTCCGCCCTTTTTGATCCGGTACTTTTTGAAAGCGAACGCGGCCGGTGCTGCCGGTGCGGCTGGCGCTGCTGGCGCGGCCGGTGCTGCCTCTTCGGCGGCTTCGGTCACTTCCGTTTTTTCGATCTTCTTCTTACCAATCATGACGCGGCTCCCGCGATGCAAGAGGTGGCGGTGAAACGCAGATAGCCTTGCTCGCTATTGTCCGGCCATTTCCCCGGCCGTAAGGGATTAGCGAGCCCAACCGTTTGCGTCGCACCGCCTAGTTTGGAGGCGGTTCCATGTGCGAAAGCGCACAGGGTTTGCCTCCATAAAGTTCTCGCGCAATCTTCCCCCGACCGAGGGGGAGTCACAGAGCGAGAACGACCCAGCTCGTTAGTGTAGCCCCCGCACAAGGCGGAGAACTCGAGCCGGCTTTGGGGAGTCCCGGCCCACCGGCCGGGAACACAAAGACGAGCCATAAGCTCGCCCCCACAGCGACCGAAGTCGCCGAACTTGGAAAAAAACAACCCCACGTCTGAGGTGGGGATGTTTTCTTGAGGGCTTCCTACCACGCGCCTCTTACGAGTCCGCGTGCTCGATGATCGCCATGCGCTTGTAGCGCGCTGCGTCGCCGACTGCTGCATCGGTACGAATCGGCCAGTCGCCAATAAAGCGCCAAGATGTCGAGACGAGATCTTGGAGGCGGTTCTGCGGCGCGCGAAGGATCAACTGGATGCGGTCGGTGAAGACCTCGATCCCGTTGTTGTTGATCTTCGGCTCGCCGACCTTGCCGGTGATTCCGGCTTCGGTCAGAAGCATGGAGAGATCGGAGTAATACTCCAAAATCGCTCCCTGTCCGACGAAGATCGGGCGTTGAATCTTGAGCCCAGTGGACGCTCCGGTGTTGTACAACTCGCCCGCGAACGGATCTTCCTGCGAGTACGTCGCAGTCAAACCACCCTCGACCGTGTCTGCTTGCGGGTTCTCGCTGTTGCGGAAGAACACGCACCCGAGGACGTCGCCAACGACGAAGTCCTTGTACATGTAGTAGTCCGGCAGCGAAGTGTGGAGGCGCTGCCACTCTGGATCGGCGAAGACCTGATTTTCCGACGCCGGCGCGAAGTGACAGTGGAAACGACCCGACGGCATCGCCGGCACGTTCTGCTGACGCAGATGCGCGACCGCGTTGCGGATGTCGGCGAGCTTGAGGATGTCGAGCGAACCGATGTCATCGACCTTGTTGCCCCCGCCGACACGCGCGAGGAACGTGCGGTCGACTGAGAACACGTAGGCACGATCGGAGACCGTGACCGCGCCGCCCGAGATCGTGAGCGTACCCGGACCCGTCTCGTCACCAGAGGTGTCGGGAGTAAACCCGACGACGGTGCGGCTAACTTCAGCCGGACCCGCGTTGTCGAAGATCGTGATGGGAAGCGGGTTCGACGCCGAGACGAGGTCGAAACGAACCTGCGACGCGCCCGAAAGACCCGGACGACGTGCGCGAGTGAAGCCGTTGATGCGCTTGACTCGGAGGGTCGTCACGGCCGCTTGCGCGCCGTCGGCAACCGTCCAGCCCGACAGACCGGCATTGTACAGCCGGTTACGAGCGATGCGGTTGACCGCCTGGCCCGCCGAAAGCCCGAGCTGCTGGGCGTTGCGGAGGAACAGGTTGGCAATCGCAACCATCGACGTCGGCATCGGGGTATCAATGCTGTCAGCGTACTGCTGAAGCGTCGCTTCCCATTGCTCGAACGTGTAGCTCGAGGGAACAGGATCTTGCCCCGGCTGAAGCGCCTGCATCTTGGGCTTGACCAGACCGACGCCCGTGAAGATCTGGGTGTCGCCGATGTTGCCGGCCCAAAGCTGCGGAGCGGCTTCACCACGGAACAAGAGGCGCGGGTAGAGCGCATCATGAAACGCGCGCTCGAGGATGCGCTCCTGAACAATCTGACGAATCTCTGGTGCTTGGCTGATTACACTGAAATCTGGAATTGTCTATAGACTCCCGGCCGCTTGTCGACAGACGTTTCGCAACTTCTCTTGGATAGTTTCCAAGTTAGCCCCACAAATCTCAGCCCATTTTTGTGGATCTCGACGACTCTTACGCGAGTTGCATGTTCTGCAAGCTGGCACAAGATTGTCAAGCGCGTGTCCGTTTGGTTTTGAGTACAAGGGATACAGATGATCGATCGTGTCTGCGGCACCCCCACACCACACACAACGATTGTCGAAATTATCGAATACAACTTTCACAATCCTCGAAGGAAGAGGATCAGGAATGGACCCCATCAATTTAGCCGAGCGTCTCTTGGCTTCTTTCACACGTTTTGCAAACAAACCTGCCTCACTGTGTTCATACTTACGCTTCCATTCACGAACACGCTCCGCATTTTTGCTCTGATACGCTGTCACTTTAGCGATGCAGGATTCTTTTTTCCGATGGTACGAAGCGCGTGCCCACGAGCGGACGCGCTCTGGGTTCTTTGCTTCCCAACGACGAACAGCCTCTATTGCTTTTTCTGGATTGGCTTTTCTAAATGCACGGGCGTGCAGACACATACACGTTTTGCAACGCGATGTTAGCTTCAGACGTCCGTCCTTACGCGGAGAGAACTCCGAATAAGGAAACGTCAAGCGACATTTAGAACACTGTTTCAATCCGTTCCCTTTCCAGAGAACAGAAAAACCTCGCTACTACACAGCTTGAGGGTTAAGCCCCAATGCCTGTAGCCGAGTCGTGAACTCATCACGGCTCATCTTCCGAGCGTCGACCTGATCACTTTTGGCTGCGGTGTCCGTGACCTTGGCGGGCGTTGGCGCGGGCGGCGTTCCTGCTGCCGCTGCATCAATCCCGGTTCCGGTCGTGGCTTGAACCACTTTTTCGCCGAAGAGATAAGGACGCTTGCCTCGAAGGTCATTGAAGAACTTGCGCTCATCAAACTGACGAAGCGC